AGACGCTAGGCAAAGCGACAGCGGCCATGTCAGGCGCTATTGGATCTATTGCCAATCAAGAATGGAAAATTTTGGCTGATCAAATTGCAGTGCTAGATGAGGTCAAAGGTAAAGGACCGTTGCTTGAGCAGATTGCATTGCTAGAAGAACAAGCCAAAGGCGCCGCCGCACGTATCCGCGATACGTATGAAAAGTCACGCGCTGAAGATTTTGAGCGCTTCCCTCAGTTCCGCGATTTACCAGCACCAAAAGCACCTGGCGGCAACGCCCCCGCCGCAGGCACTGGTGGGTTTAAATATCTTGGAAAAGAGGGTGGATAATGGCTACCAAATACCGTGTTCAAGGTCCAGATGGTGCGGTTCACGTCTTTGAAGGGCCGGACGACGCAACGCCTACGCAAATAGAAGCATTTGCAGCCCAAACCTTTGGTGCGGCCCCTAAGCCCACCGCGACTCCCGCGCCACGCGGTAAAGCTGGTATGTTTGACGTACTGTCTGCACCGTTTGAAATGGGTATGTCGCTTGCGGCCAAGCCACGCAAAGAACAAGTAGAGTTTGTTGCGCCTGCTGTTGAGGCGCTAGGTAGCGCTGGTGGTGCAATTGTAGGGACTGGTGCAGGTCCATTGGGCACAGTAGTCGGCGCTGGCGCCGGTTATGCGGGCGCTAAAGAGTTGTTGCGTCTGGCCGCTGGCGAAAGTGGCAAAGAAACACTTCCGCAATCGGCTGCACGCCAAGCACAAAACGTGCTTGAAGGCGCAACAATGGAAGCCTTTGGACGCGGCGTTGTAAGCCCTGTTATTACCAAAGGCGCTGAGTACGCAAACAAACTTAAAAACATCAAACTTGACCAATACATTAAAGCTGTTGGTGACAAAGGCGAAGAAATTGTTAACGCATTGCGTGGTCGCACACAAATTGTTCCAGGCACATCCCCCACCGCCGGCGAAGTCGCTGCGCCTGTGGGTAGTGTAGGGCTATCTGTATTGCAGTCCCGCGCCCGTCAAGTGCCAGGCACTGCGGATATTTATGCGGGCAAAGAAGCGCAGAACATTGTCGCCCGCCAAGCGCAAGAAGCGCGTGCGGTAGATAAATTTAATGCGTCCAAGCAACGCATCCAAGCAAAAATTGATCGCGGATTAGTTAACGTGACGCCTGGCGAAGTTGGCGGCGCGCTGATCGACGCGGCCAAGGCTGAACAAAATGCAGTAAAAACAAAAGTAGTGAAGCCCGCCTACGATGCGGCGTTTGAGGCCGCTGGCGATGTAAAGATTGACGTATCAAAAGTTGTAAACGAAGCCGAACGTATCCTTGATCGCAAGCTGTCAAGTTTTGCCACTGAAACTGCGCCGGATACTGTGCGCAAACTGCGCGGGTTTGTACCTTCTGTGCCTGAAGCGGAAGCAGTGTCTATTGGCAAAGCAGGGTTTAAAGCAGCTAAAGCGCCTACACCCCCGCCAGCAACGCCAGAAGCAACGCTGTTGCAACTTGATGATGTTCGCAAAGCCATCAATGCAGACATTGCAGCAGCGTCATCAAGCAACGCGCCCATGGCGGCCACAACCCTGCGCAATTTAAAGCAGTTACATGCTGCAATTGACGACGCGGTTAAGTCAAGCACCACTTTACCTGACGAAGCTAAAACGCTGTACAAAGGCGCGCTGGACACCTACCGCACACAATACGCGCCGCGCTTTAAAGAAGGCATCAACGCCAACTTGTTTAAGCAAACAAACTTGCAAGAAACCAAAATCAAACCAGAAGACGTTGTTAGCAAATACTTTCAACCCAAGGGTGAGAGCGAGGCCAAAGACTTTTTGCGTTTGTTTGACAAAAACCCAGACGCAATGAAAATTGCCCGCACGGGTATTGAAGACCTATACCGCCGCGAAGTAACAGACGCTGCGGGCCGTGTAACACCTGAGTCGCACGCTGCGTTTATGAAAAAGTACGCGGAGCCGCTTAAAATTCTTGACGGCGCGGGGATGAACATTACGCAACGCGTTGGTGTTGTTGCCAAAGACGCCGCTCGTTTAGCAAAAATTGATGAACTTGCAAAAGCCAGCGGTAACAAACTAGGACCCGCTTTGCCAGCCGGCGTTAACGCGCTTGCAGTTGAGCAGCGAATTGGTGACTTGACTAGAAGTTTTACGCCTGAACAACTTAGCCATGTAAACGCAGTAAGGCAAGACTTATTGCGCGAAGGTGAATACCAGCGCTTGGTAAAAGCAGGCGCTGACGCCGGGGCTAATATTAAAAATTTAGCTACCAAAACTGGTCAAGAAGCTGGCTTGCCATTACCAAACTTTTTGTCAGTACCAATCACTGTTTTTAACAATGTTGTTAAACGCCTTGCATTGCGCATGGACGACAAAATTGCGTTAGAAATTGCGAGAGAGTTAACTAGCCCCGCTTTAGCCGCTGATCAAATTGAGGCTGCTATTAAACTGCAAGCGGCTCGTCGTGCGGCCACGCCTGGCGCCGGCACTGCCGCAGGGTTGGCGGGCACTAGGGCGCTTGGTGCTGAAATGTCACGTCGCGCTGAACCTGAAAACCAAAACGCATTGGCTCGGTAATGGACACGCAAGTTCTTTTTAACATCGCGGTAAGTCTGGCGGGGTTCTTAGGTGGCTGGGTGCTGAACAACATCTACCGATCACTGGAGCGCTTAGATACTGACGTGCGGGCTATGCCTTTAAACTACGTCACCCGCGACGACTACCGCGCTGACATGCGCGACATTAAAGAAATGCTTGGCAAAATCTTTGACAAACTGGATGGCAAAGTTGACAAATGATCATCGACCCCATCACGGCGCTTGAGGGACTACAGCAAGCCATAGGACTTGTCAAAAAGGCAAGTAAAGTAGCCAACGATCTAGCGGGCCTAGCGCCCATGATCGCTAAAATGTTTGACGCCAAAAGCGTGGCCACCAAAGCCATGGTGGAGGCCAAACGCTCTGGCAACAAGTCAAACCTTGGCACAGCTTTGCAAATTGAAATGGCGCTTGATGAGGCCAAACGCTTTGAGGCCGAATTACAGATGCTTTTTATGCAGACGGGCCGCATAGACGTGTGGCAAAAAATCAAAGAGCGCCAGCAGCAGATGGACATTGAAGACGCGCATCTAGCGCGCCAAGCTAAGGCCGAAGAAAAGAAACGCAAAGAAGAAGAAGATGAACAACTGGCATGGGCGATTGGCATTGTGACCCTTGTTTTACTAATTGGCGCCGTTGGCTGGGGTATTGCTGAAATTTCAGAAGTTTGCGCCAGAATGCGGTGTGGTCGGTGAATGAGTACCAGAAACAATTTGACCTGTTTCTCAAAGTGTTTGTGCGCCTGTGCATCGCTTGGTGGGTGCTTGGGTTTTTGCGGTTCTTGCCTGATGATCTGTCAGACAAGATTGTCAATAAATTACTTGGAATGATTGGACTAGGATAATGCTGACTTTACTTTCAACCCTAATTTCTTTCCTGATGGGCGGCCTGCCCAAGTTGTTGGACTTCTTTCAAGATCGGTCTGACAAACTGCATGAACTGGCGTTGGCTAGGATGCAAATTGAGCGTGAGTTGGAATTGCGTAAGGCGGGCTTTGAGGCTCAAGAGCGCATTGAACACATCCGCACAGAGCAGTTGGCCACCGAAAGCGCGGCCACCACCCAGCAAGTTTTAATTGGTGCGCAGCAAGCCGAGATGCAAGCCATTTACGCCCACGATGAAAGTTTAAACGAAGGCACTAGCCAGTGGATGCGTAACCTACGCGCCAGCGTTCGCCCTGTCATTACCTACGGTTTCTTTTTCCTGCTAGTTTTTGTTGACGTTGGCCTGTTTGCCTATGGCTGGCACAATGGCGTTAGTTTTGTAGAGTTGGCCGAGATGCTGTGGGACTCTGACACCCAGGCGTTGTTTGCGTCCATCATTGCGTTTCACTTTGGCGGTAGAGCGTTTGGCAAATGAACGTCTCGCCCAAAGCCATTGAGATGATCAAGCACCATGAGGGTGTTCGATTCAAACCGTACCAGTGCCCAGCAAAGCTGTGGACAATAGGAGTTGGCCATGTTCTTTATCCGAATCAAATCAAGATATTATTGGCTGAAAGGGGCGCTTACGCGCTTCACACTGAGGACAATCGGACTTTTACGAAAGAAGAAGTAGATGGAATTCTTAGGGCTGATCTTGACCGTTTTGAGCGTGGGGTGGAGCGCTTCTGCCCTGTCCCTCTTACACAAGGTATGTTTGATGGCCTCGTTAGCTTTAGTTTTAACGTCGGTCTGGGAACACTCCAGCGTTCGACGCTTCGTCAGAAGTTGCTTCGTGGCGACAAAGAAGGCGCTGCCGAAGAACTTCTAAAGTATTGCATGGCGGCAGGAAAAGTCCTCAGAGGCTTGCAAACCCGCCGCATAGACGAGCGTCGCCTATTCCTTAGTTAACGCCCTGTACGCCTCAATAGCGGTCTTCAGATCGCATTGCAGTTGCTGTATGCGGTCGTCTTGCTCACACAACTTGGCGTAGGCTTCTTCGGCAAACTTGGCCAAGTTAGCCTGGCTCCATGTTTGAAAGTCTGGCCTGTTAATCATTGGATTCCTTCTTAGACGGCGCGTCTAATTCAAGGCGGTAATACTTAGCCGGCATCTTGGCGTTCTTATCCAGTTGTTTGCGCAGCCATTCAGCGCCGCCAAGTTCTTGCAAGATCATCCAGTGCCTATCTGACATTCGGACTTGTCGGCCTAACAGGGGTTCAGGTGGTTTTGGTCTTGGCATTTATCTAACTCTCCGAAGCGGCATGTCCATAACGCGCTCTGGCGGTGGGGGTGTCATTTTTTCAGAAGGTGGTGTCCAACCATGCTTGCGCCAGATGGCCTGCACGTCTGAACCAGAAGACCATTTGAAATCTTTGTTTGGCATAGACGGGTAGCTAATCTTTGAGTAAGGTGGTTTTTCTAGCATTGTGTTGCTCCTTTAAGTAGTTCTAATCTTTCCCGTGCTACGCGCAGGGTGTTGTAGCGCTGGTGAAGGCGCTGAAGCATGGTAACGCGCTTGGCGCCGTCACGTTCTTCGTTAAGCAGTCTGAGGACGTCTTCCTCGCTCATCCTGCTAAGTTCATTGTTAAGGCTTCGCCAAGTAGTTGTCAATTTTCTTCTCCAATTCAGTAATTGTCCCGCGCACGCGCATGAGCGCCCGCACTGCGGCGTTGGCTTCGCGGTCGCGTATGCGCAACTCAGCTTTGGCCACTTTAAGTTTGGCCTTCCATAAATCAAATCGTTTCACTTTAATTCCTCCATTGCAATATCAGATATGGCGCGCTTGTCGTGCAAAGCCGCCCAAATTTTTTCATCCACCGTTTTGCTGGTCAATAAGATGTAGCACCACACAGGGTGTTGTTGCCCGCTGCGGTGCAAACGACCAATGGTCTGCTCGTACAGTTCCAGACTCCACGGCAACGACAGAAACACCATGTGACAGCCGCCGTGCTGTAAGTTAAGCCCGTGGCCTGCTGACTTTGGATGGACGGCGAGCAGTCGTATTTTGCCTTCATTCCATCGCTTGATGGCGTCGGTGTCGTCAAGGGTGGTGACGTTAAAACGTCGCTTGAGTTCGGCAAGTTCTTCTTGGTAGGTGTAGGCGATGATGGTGTTGGCATGTTGGTTTTCGTTCAATAGTTCTTCTAATCTTTCAAACTTGTGCATGCTGTACCAAATTGGACGCTGGCTAGATACAAACTTGCCAGGCGACTCAGACGGCGTGGTCGTCGTGTCGTAAACAAAACCTGACGCCAGTTGCTGTAGCTTGCCCGTGACAACTGCGGCGTTGACAGCTGTGATGCCTTCCAGCACAAAGTCTTTTTTCATTGTGTTGTACGACGTCATGTCCATCGTGCAGGCCAACTCAACTGTATGCAACGGCGGCAACTTGTCCTTATACTCGCCTGCCTCCAAGACAAATGTGGCAGGCTTAATTACGTCCATGACCTTCTGAAGCGACCCTACTCTAGGCGCCCATTCGCCAAACTCTTTATTGATCAGCACAAAGTATTGCTGCATGAACGCGCCTTTGGATCGGCCAAGCAATGACTGGTCGACGATCTTGCACTGGCCAAAGACGTCTTCTAAACCGTTGCTGGTGAATGAGCCGGTCAAGCCCCAGCGCGTCGTCATGGGGTCAACCACTTTAAGGAACGCCTTGAAGCGTGTGCCTGATGGATTCTTTAATCTAGTTAGTTCGTCAAACACCACGCCATCAAAATTTAATTTTTGTTCGGCCAGCCATTGCAAGTTGTCGTAGTTGGTCACGACCACTTGGGCGTTGCTCTTGAGGGCGTCCAAGCGCTGCTTAGGTGTGCCAACGCACAGAGCCATGCTGATGCGGTCAGCCCACTTGGGGCGCTCAACTGGCCACACGTCTGTGCAGACGCGCTTAGGCGCCAGCACCAGCCAACGCTTGACGTGGCCGTCGCGGATCATCTCCCACATGGCCGTCAGCGTGATGGCGGTCTTACCCGCGCCCACTGGCGCCAAGATCATGGCGCGGTCATGCTCAAAGAGAAAGTCAGCGGCTGTCTCTTGATACGGTCGTAATGAAACCATCAATTTGTTCCTTAGTCCATAAACACGCATAGTTCTGACGCAGTAGCGCCATCTCTGTCTGAAATAGTTTTTGCAGTTCACTCAATCTGCCGCCTTTGGTTTTCAATTCCACAAACCACGTTTGACCATCGGGTAAACACGCAATGCGATCTGCTACACCTTTGCGTCCAGGCGAAGTAAACTTCCAAGTCCGGCCACCAATGCGCTGCACCGCCCAATCAAAATAAACTTCAATTTCTTTTTCTTTCATGTTGTAAAGTATACATGTAAAAAAGATTTGCACAACAATTATTTCTGTGCTAACATTCAAGTTCAACTCAGTAAAGGACAGTATGCTTCACTCAAATATCGTCGGCGGTAGCACCGCCAAGCGCGTCATCAACTGCCCAGGCAGTGTGGCGCTGGTGCAGAAAATGCCGCCAAGACCTTCAAGCAAATACGCTGACGAAGGCACACTCCTACACAACGTCATGGCCGAACTCATCATGGGTGATGAAGCCCCTGAGCATTACATTGGCGCACGTTACGAAGACCAAGTTTTGACGCAAGAATTGATTGATAATAAAATCAAACCAGCACTGGAGGCGCTAGATGCAATCGACCCACAGCGAGTCATGGAAATCGAGGCCGAGACAAGCGTCAATTTTGGTGACTTGCTTGACGGCGTGTTTGGGTCTACTGACCTTATTGGTCGTCTTGGCAATCGTGCCGTTGTATTGGATTGGAAATTCGGTGACGGCGTTATGGTCGAGGTTGAGGAAAACCCACAGTTGATGTTCTACGCGGCTGCTGCCATGCGCACGCCAGAAGCGCAGTGGGCATTTGAGGGTGTGACTGAGATTGAGTGCGTCATTGTGCAACCGCCTGAAGTGCGTCGCTGGGTGACAACGCCTGCGCGCATTGCTGAGTTTGAATTGCAGTTGGTGCAGGCGGTCAAGCAGGCAGAGAAGCCAGACGCAAAGCTGGCCGTGGGCGATCACTGCAAGTGGTGTGCTGCCAAGCCCATCTGCCCCAAGATGACCGGCGCTGTTGACCGCGCATTGAAGGTGCAGATTGACGCTCTGCCGGCTGCGCAGATCAGCACCTACCTTAAAAACGCTGACATGCTTGAGGAATGGATCAAAGACTTGCGCGCTCTTGCATTGCAGATGCTTGAGTCTGGCGCCAAGTTACCCGAATACAAACTGGTGGCCAAGCGTGCCATCCGGTCATGGTCAGACGACGAGAAAGCGAAAGTCGCTTTGTTCGCGTGTGGCCTCACAGAATCTGAAGTGATAGAGACAACTGTCGTCTCCCCCGCCAAGGCCGAAAAGGCGCTTAAAAAGCGCAAGATCGGCCTACCGGAAGACCTCGTGGTCGCCATTTCTTCAGGTAACACTTTGGCAAGCGTGGATGATCCACGACCCGAAGTAATGCTCTTGGGTAAGCAATTAAACGCTGCCCTTTCTAAACTACAGTAAGGAAAATCATGTCAAATTTAGTAACCTTCTCTCAAGCAAACTTGCCTGCCGTTTCAACTTTGTCTAGCGCTTTGCGTTCGATCCAAGCCGAGGTCGGCCCAGCCGGTGTTGTCATTATCAAGATGGACAAGACTGGCCACTGGGTCTTCGGTGCAGATCAAACCGAAGCGGAAGACGACGCTGTTTGGGCAGTTAATCCTTTCTCATTTGTGCATGGATTCATCGCTTGGGGCGATGGCGAAGTGCTGGGTGAGAAGATGGTGTCCGTCAGCCACCCATTGCCTGAGTTAGATGAGGCGCCACCTTCAGCCAAAAAAGGTTGGGAAACTCAAGTCGGCATGTCACTCAAGTGCATCTCTGGCGAAGACAAGGGCATGGAAGCGCGCTTCACCACCACGTCAGTGGGCGGTAAGCGTGCGGTTCAGACCTTGGCCGTGGCCTTGGCCGAGCAGGTCGAGAAAGACCAAACTAAGCCAGTGCCAGTCGTGCGTCTGAAAAAAGACCACTACGCTCACAAATCCTACGGCAAAATCTACACCCCAGTGTTTGAAGTTGTTGAATGGGTAAGCATGGATGGCGAGACACCAAAGGCCGATGAGCCAGCTTGGCCAACAGCCGAACAGGAAGCTGCTAAAGCGCCTGCACGCCGCCGCCGTTTAGCGTAACTTTCTGATGGGCGTTATGAGCGCCCATTGGAAAGGAGACGCCAATGCTTTGGTTAGATTTTGAAACGCGCAGTATGTGCGACTTACGCGCCAAAGGCGTGTACAACTATGCGCAGGATGCAAGCACCGACGTGTTGTGCATGTCGTATGCGTTTGACGACGAAGACGTGGTGACTTGGGTTCCCCCGGAGCCATTCCCAACGCGTGTGCGCAACTTTACCGGCCAGATCAGGGCGCACAACGCAGCGTTTGAGCGCCTGATTTTTTGGTATGTATTACAAATAGATTTTAAGTTGGAGCAGTTTTATTGCACTGCAACACAAGCCCGCGCCAACTGCGCGCCTGGCAGTCTGGAAGACGTTGGCCGCTTTGCTGGCGCGTCCATGAAAAAAGATCACAGAGGCGCGCAGCTGATCCGCTTGATGTGCGTGCCGCCATTCAAAGACTCGCCAGAACTGATGGCCGAGATGATTAAGTATTGTGAGCAAGACGTGCGCGCCATGCGTGCAATCAGCAAGGGCATGCGCGACTTGTCAGCTGAGGAACTGCTGGACTATCACGTCAACGAGAAGATCAACGACAGGGGCGTGCTGGTGGACGTACCGCTGTGCCACGCCGCAGTCAAGTACGCGTCAGACGAACTAATCGAGATTGAAGAAATTGTCAAGGAAGTTACCGAGGGCGCTATCACCAGCGTTCGCAGCCCCCGCATGCGTGAGTGGGTCTGGGATCGCGTGGACGAAGAAGCGCGCAAGCTGATGCAAAAGGACGACAAGGTCAGCATTGACAAAACCGTAAGAGCCAACCTTTTAAACTGTGATGGAGTACCACCCGATGTTCAAGAAGTCATTCAATGCGCAGACGACCTCTGGGCTTCGTCAGTCGCAAAATTCAGCCGACTTGCCGCTTTGGCAGATGTTGAAGATGAGCGAGTCCGAGGAGCGTTTGTATTTGCAGGCGGCTCTGCAACAGGCCGCGCATCATCCTACGGCGCCCAAGTCCATAACTTCACCCGCAAGTGCGCAGAGCAGCCCGACGACGTCAGGCACGCTATGGTCAGAGGACACGCAATCGTCCCTCGGTATGGAAAGCGCGTTACCGATGTTCTCAAAGGTATGCTCAGACCTGCCATCATCCCCGCCGCAGGCAAGCACCTTGTTGTGGCCGACTGGTCGGCCATCGAAGCGCGGGTCAACCCGTGGCTCTCAGGACGCGGCGCCAATAAACTGGAACTATTCCGCAGTGGGGAAGACGTCTATAAAGTTAATGCAGCCGCGACGTTCAACATTCGCGTCGATGACGTCACCGACGACCAGCGCCAAATTGGCAAGGTTCAAGAACTTGCCTGCGGATTTGCTGGCGGCGTGGGCGCTTTTGCTGCTATGGGCAGGGCTTATGGGATCAGTCTTCCTGAGCCAGTTGCCAAACGCATGGTGGATGGCTGGCGGCGCGCTAATTCTTGGAGCGTTCCTTATTGGTCGGCGCTTGAGGACGCATATACCAGAGCAATGCGAAACAAAGGGCGCGAGTTCAAAGCCGGCCTTATAACATATTTGTACGATGGTCTGCACTTGTGGTATGCCCTACCCTCTGGCCGTATTTTGTGCTACCCCTATGCCAAACTGGAATCAGAGGGCGTCAGTTATGCCAAAGCGGCATGGAAGCCGGCGCAAGATGCAAAAGAATGGCCACGCGCCCG